AATTGCAAAAGCCGGATGATGGAGCAGGTCAGCAAGTGGAAATGGCTGCCCAAGCCGGGCGCGCACGCGATGGCGCACCGCCTGATGCAGCCATCAATCCGCGTGAGCATCGACGAGTGCGTCGACTTGCCGCCGCAGCTTGTCGAGCAGCGCGACGTCGAGCTGAGCGCTGAGCAGAGCAACGCCTATAAGACGCTCAAGCGCGACTGCATTGTCATGCTTGAGAAGGGCGAGGTCACCGCGGTCAACTCGGCGGTCGTGCGTCTCAAGCTGATCCAGATTGCGTGCGGCGCGGTGTACGGCGAAGAGCATGTCATCAACAAGCTCGACGCGCAGCCGCGGCTCGACGTGATGCGCGAGGTGCTCGAGCAGTGCCACGACAAAATCATTATTTTTGCCCCGCTGCGCAGTGTGGTCGAACTGATTTTTGAGGAACTCAAAAACGACTATGCCTGCGCGATCGTCAACGGTACCGTATCCGAGAAACAGCGTGCGGTGATCTTCCGTGATTTTCAGGAACAGACGTCGCCGCGCATCCTGATTGCCGACCCAGCCACGATGGCGCACGGGCTCACCCTGACCGCCGCAACCGCAATCATCTGGTATGCGCCGACCGATCGTGCGGAACTGTATCAGCAAGCCAACAAACGCATCGACCGGCCGGGGCAGACCAAGACAAACATCGTCGTTCAATTGGCAGCTACGCCAATCGAGCGTGGGATTTACGACACGTTGGAAGGTAAGGCAGAGAAGCAAGAATTGATATTGCAACTGGCAAAGGAAGGGAGCAACAATGGGAGTACCGACAGTAGCGCAGATGATAGCTAAGGTGATCGAGCTACGCGACAAGGTCGACGCAAAAACAAAAGCTTACAAGGAGAGCATCAAGGACGACGAAGCAGATATCGACTTGTTGGAAAGTTTACTGCTCGCTGAGATCAACAAGCTAGATGGTCAGAGTATCCGAACGGCGAACGGAACGGCAATCAGGGTACCTTTTACGTCGTTCCGCGTCGTCGATCGGCAAGTGTGGTTCGATTGGGTATTTGATGCACACCAGGATCAGATGCTCACCGCCCACGTAGCGAAAGAAGCCGTGAAGGAACACCTCGACGAGTTCAAGAAGCTCCCGCCGGGGTTGGACATGACGATGATTTATCGCTGCAACGTAAGGAGACCAGACTGATGTCACAACTTATCTCGACGCAACGGCAGGGACCGCGCCTGCTCGACGGTGCCCAGGTCGGTGGCGGCAACCGCCCGCCGCGTGTCAGCATTGATAACGGACGTTTCACGCTGTTTGCGCCGGGCGGCAAGACAATCCCGCTCGGCATGTCAATGGATATCGTTGTTGTGGGCAAAAACCCACACATGAGCAAGTTATATTGGGGTCCGCCGGGACCGAACGGCCAGCGTATCTTCGATCGCAGCAAGCCCAAGCCTCCGGTGTGCTGGTCGGACAACGGGGTCGCGCCGAGCGCAGGTGCGAGCGAGCCGCAGAACCCCACCTGCTCGGGCTGTCCGCAAAACGTGTGGGGTAGCGCGATCAATGCGTTAGGAAAGCGGATCCCGGCGTGCGAGGATTTCAAAAAATTCTCGTGCGTCGTGAAGGGACAGCCCGGCATATATTTGTTTGAGGTCAAGGCCGGCAGCTTCCGCAACTGGAGGGAATTTATTAATATGCTCGCAATGCAGAAGCTCGAAGGCGAGGGTGCGCCCGACTTGATCGATGTCGTGATCCGGGTGAGTTTCGCCGGAACCGGCATCCTGCAGTTCGAGCCGATCGCGTTCACCAGCGGTGATCCCGAGCTCACCCGGCAGGCGCTCGACGTGAGTGACGACACCATCAAGATGATCGTCAACGCGCTCGATCGCCCGGCGCAGGGCGTCTTGCCCGCGGCCGAGCACAGGGCGGCGGAGGCGCGCGGCATGCCGGCACAGGCACCGATGCCGCCGCCCACACAAGCGCAAGCACCGTTCGTCCTGTCCGGTCAGGCCCCGGCGGGTCCGCTGTTTCCGCAGCCGCCGCAAAGTCAAGCAGCATCGACGGCAACCGTGGCAAATGACGTCGATGCTGCGCCGAAGACGGCCCGCAGTCGCCCCAAGAAGGTCGAACCGCCGCAGACGCAGCCTATGCCGCCGGTACAGCCGGCCGCAGCGCAGGGCATCCAGGCACCGGCTGACGGCCTGCCCGGCGGCATTACCGACCGGCTGGCGTCGCTTTTTCCCAAGTCACAAGCTTGACACACGACAGGCCGCGGGCTCAGGCTTGCGGCCTTTCCTTTTTGCTATCCACACCGGCAGACCTGTGGAGCGGCCATGGACACCGCGAGCTTCTTGCGCCTCATTCTCGCGGACACCGGCTACATCTGCATCGGCATAAAACTCGAAAAGGGCTACAGCCACCGCTTCTTCTCGACTCCCGAGGAGGCTGCCGCCTATGCGCTCGCCGAGGATGCGCGCGGCATGTTCGTCTACCACGCCTGCGCGACATTCATCTCGCCGGCTAACCGCAAGCAGGTCAATGTCGCTTACCTAAAATGCTTCTACAGCGACGTCGACGTAGGCGACGACAAGCCCTACCGCACGCGCCTCGAGGCTGAGAATGCGATGATCGCCTTCCTCAAGGCGAGCGGCATGCCGCCGCCGACCTTGATCGTGCACAGCGGCGAGTGCGGCATGCACCTGTACTGGGTGCTCGATGCGCCGGTAACAGCAGACGTGTGGAAGCCCTACGCAGTCGCGCTTCGCGATCTGATGCGCCGGCACGGGTTCAAGATTGACACCGCGCGCTCGGCCGACAGCTCCTCGGTGCTGCGGCCGCCCGGCACGCACAATCGTAAACGCGGCCGTTCAGACCTTGTGCAGGTCGTTCACTCTGCGCCGCCGCTTCGGCTTGCCGACCTGCCGCTCAAAACGCAGGTCGACGTTGAACGCCAGCGCGTGCGTCCGCAGGGCTTGTCTAAGCATGCGATCGGGTATTCGGACAGTCCCAGTGATGCAAACAAAGTTGCCGACGGGTGCGCGCAGATTGGCAATCTCCGAGATAAGAAAGGGAACGTCCCTTATCACGAGTGGCTCTATGCGATCTGGACGCTTCGGCATACGACACAAGGGGATGCTGTTTGTCACGCGTGGTCGGTTGATCATCCAAACTACTCGGAAGAAGAAACACAACGCAAGCTTGATGAGGACAAGGGTCCAATTAAGTGCATAACGTTTCACGAACACGCGCCCGAGCGGTGCGAGGCTTGCGCGCACTGGCGCAAGATCAGCACCCCCTTGCAGCTCGGACGCGATGTAGGGCGGCAGCAGAGTAACCTCGTAAGCCTGCCGCTACCTACCATTAACGGACACGCCAGCGCCCCGTCATTCATCAACACCGATGGTCTGTATTTTGTGACCGAGAACCCTAAATCCGGTGAGACCGAGCGTAAGCTGGTCTCGTCACGCCCGCTGCGGCTGACCAGCGTCTGCCGCGGCGAGCGCAATCCAGATTTCTCCCTTATCTTTGAGATGGACATGCCGCACGCTGGCACGTTACCCATCTCGATCGGCTCGGGCGTGTTCTTCTCCTCCCAAGGCATGCCCGAGCTGCATCGCTTAGGTGCGGTCATCCACGATAACGATCTGATGAGGAAATACGTGCGCGACAGTATTGACACTTTCAACAAAGAGCGCCCACCCGATACCCGCTTCGAGCAGATGGGATGGAAGGACAATGACAACAGCTTCCTCGTCGGCACTAAGCTCTATACGCAAGCGAAAGAGATCGTCTGCGCGGGCTCGCCGGAGGTGGAGCGGCGTGCACGCTTGCTGGGGCCGCGTGGTGGTTCTCTGGCAGCCTGGAGTGCCGCGGCCAATCAGCTCTTCGCGGTCGGCTGCGAGCCGCACTCATTTGCTCTGTGTTGCGCCTTCGGTGCCACTCTCATGCGCTTTCATTCCGAAGAGGGTGGTGCAATCATTAACCTCGTTAGTGAGCAGTCGGCGACCGGCAAAACGACTGCGTTGGCGGCAGTAGCCTCTGTTTGGGGAGAGCTGGACGGGATAAGGTTGACCGACGATGACACGCGTGTCTCTCGTGGCCTGCTACTCGGTGTGCTTGGTAATTTGCCTTGCGTATTTGATGAACTTCATCGGCGTGATCCCGATGCCATCCGGCAGTTTTGTATCACATTTACGAATGGACGAGACAAGTTACGTGGTCGTGCTGATGGTTCTCTTATTAGTCCTGCTGGAGACTGGCAGACGATCCTGATCCTGGGCTCGAACCAATCGTTAGTGGACATCCTGCAGAGCAAAGGACACGAGGAGGCGCAGGCGTTTCGTATCCTCGAATTCCCATGTGAGCAGAATTTCGCAGGGACCGAAGGCGACAAGCTGCGCCGGACGTTACGCGAGAATGCAGGGCACGCCGGGCAGGCGTTCATCAAGTGGCTGATGCAACCGGGCGCGCTCGAATTCGCGCGCCGGGAGCTGGACACAGCCGTCAAGGAGATTTGGGAGCATCCGGACTATGGGTTCCAGCGCGAGCACCGCTTTTGGGTGCGCGCGATCGCCTGTGCTTTCGTTGCCGGGAATATTGCCAATCACATGGGCCTGATCGACGCCAAGGCGTCACGCGTCTGCCGATGGGCGATCGACCGCTGCATCGAGCGCCGCAAGGGTGAGTTCAAGAAAGAGGCTGCACAGACGCTTAACGAGGCGCTCTACGAGATATGGGCAATGACGCTGGTCGTGGACGTCGAGTGGAAGGCGAAGAATATGTGCCAAATTCTCGCCAGCCCGAACCCAAACAAGGGTTTCCACGCACGCC